TAAGCCTGTAGAACGGGCACCCCCAAGTTAAGGGATAGTTCGCACGCACCGATGGTTGCAAGCAACCTGGGTCGGGCGTGTTCATGCATAAACTTGGAGCCTGCAATAGAGCAGGATAGTGCTTTGTCTACGTGTCTTACAAATAGCCACTTGTCGTGTTCCACCTCTATGAGTCGACATTGACACCAATCCACCTCGCTTAGGTCATCGAACGTGCTCTCCAACTTCAATGGGAGTCCATAAGATCTAAACTTTTCTTGGATTGTTGCCATAACATCATCATAGTGTTCCTCTTCTACCAGTACCAAACAGTCATCCCCGTCATCAAGGATGTCGTAGGTCATTCCCCTGAGTGCCGCCACAACAGCTGCCACGCTTATCAGGCAGTTGCCAACGGCGGTGTTCATGTCCCCACTAGCTCGTTTACCCTTGATCTTGTACTTGATGCCGTGAGAGGATTTGCCCGTGCTATCCAACTGCCAGGATAGCAACTTAGCAAATTCTTGAGAGGGATTCATAGATAGGTATACTTTGTGCTCCTCCTGGAGGACGGCCCGATCAACGTGCCTGTCAAATCTACTCACATCTATGCCTATACCTCTCGGACAGCGCATGGCTCGCCATTTGTGGACTAGCAATTGCGCTCTCTCACTCATATTCAAGCCCTTCCCAATCACACGGGTTGGGGGCAAATAGCGCCCATTCCCATGTAGGTTGTAAATGGCATGTTCACATGGCTTCAAATACCTGGCCAAGGTAATACCGTACCTTCTATCCCGGTACTGTATTGCTCGTGGGTCGGGATTGACCTTTTCACTCTTGTACTTAACTTTCTCAAATTTTACAAACATCTTCAACTCAGATTGCTTCTTAGTTAGCCCGGTAGCCCAGATCTGCTCGACAGCGCGACCATACGCTAGCTTCTTCGAGCCAGTATAGTAGTCAACCACTCTGTCATAACTCTCCGGTTCCACCTGGTGCAATCTGTCTTTGATCCTCGCAAAGGCCCATCTCAACTCCTTCAACCCGTCTGGAGTGGGGTGTATCGATCTCGCCATCACCCTCCCAGACAAGCTCTGGTACTCATTACATATGCACTTTCCATGTGCAAATACCTTATAGGATAAGCGGTTATCCAGCCCACCAATCCTAGTCCAGTACCTGTTGTGATCGTGCCAGCCACTATCTGGGACTCTCACAAACTCACAGCCATCATCAAAGCCTACGCGCGGCATATCCTCGGGGCCTGTGGCCCTCTCCGCAGCGACGCATAGCGCTTTGACGATGGCTGGAGTTCACACCCTGCGGGGTGCCTGCCCCCCCCCTGGGAGCTGGCCCCCCTGTGCATACGCACTTACCATCCTCATCTCATTGAGGTTGCTTTCCATGTTGACCAACAAACTTGCTTCCAATGGAGTCATGGTGCTAGTTAATGTCAAAACCTTTGCTGTCTGGTCCGCAACCTCCACTTCACTCCAAGTACGCCTATTCCGATGGCACCATTGGATTGATTGGTAGTTGCGCTCTCCCAGGTCTGCACTGGTCTTTTGGCCACACATAGACTTGCTTGCCACATGCATGTATAACTCTGGATCTACGTGGTTTGCCCTTGCCTGGGCTCTCATCACGGGCACTACCATCTTGTGGTCGTACTTTGGCCGCGCGCGCCTTTGCATCCAATTGAGGGGCTTCCGTAGCAACTTGTAGGTCGCCACGGCTGCCAACACGCCAATGGTTGCAGGCACACTCGCTGCCATAATACGCCGCAAGGGGCGCTCCCAAACGGGGGTGGGAGCCACGGATTCCTTACATGCCGTGTATGCACCGAACAGCCCATGCTCCTCATAGGCTGCGTAGATCTTCTGAGTCTTACTTTGGGGTTGTGGTTCTCGCAGTAAGTGCTGAGCCACCCGAGCAGAGCTATAGCCGACTACTATTGAAACGCCAAGTCCGGTACCGACGGCTATCGCCGCTAAGCTGCGTGAGTACGCTATCTTCTTAGCCACCTGCCAATCATGTTCGGACTCAAAAAAGTACCGTGCTAAACCTCTCGGGGGTTGAAGTAAACTCTCGGCCTCAGGTAGGACCTCAACGGCATCCTCGAGCCGCAGTGTCCTTGCTGCCTGATTCACCTCCATCTGTTCCCTTCTTTTCTTGAGGGCCGCCATTTCAGGTGGGGTGTCCGATGTTTCTACAGGGTTTGCTCCCTGGACACTAGTATTATCGCCTGTGTCTGCGCTGGTTTGTCTGAGTGTCCTCTCACTCCCTTGCGTCTGGGGGGTTTGTGTGGGTTTCCTCCCATCTTTGGCGTTGGATTGAGGCGCATGCTTGCTCTCGGGCCTC